CAAACTTCCTAAAATTTCTTTAACCGATACCCTTGATGAAATGCTTCGCTCGGGGTATTTTCCTATGAGTTGCTTGAGAGCCCTCTGTTTAGACTGTGTCACAAAGTGTTCTGAGTGGATCTGAAGATAGTCACTCGTGATTCGCTGAATAACTTTTCCACCGATGATAAGATCCACATGCTCAATCAGTGCGTGTGCTATGGATTCTATAAATGTGGGTGCTGTGTACAGCACAGTTGAAATTGTTGGTAGTTTTATTTTTGCACTGAGGGTCATCAAAAGATCCCCGGTGTTTTGGGCAACTTTAAATTTAGCTTTTCCACCAAAATCAACTATTGTCTCTGGATCAATATCCACATACTCTTTTGCAAAATTTGAATGTTTTTTGAAATTCTGCAAAAAATGCGTGTACTGTGGATCCAGTGTAAAAAACTGATCCTGAGAACCGGAAGCTTCAAGTTGAATACGACCAGCCATTACTATTATATCAATCTAAAATTTTAAACCAGCGATTCCACTGTGAATATGAAGAATATTGTAATTTACTGCATAGACCCGTGTATTGTTATTATCAACGCCATTTATTGGGTCAATTTGTATTGTTAAAAGTTTATGGACAATCCGACTCATGTTTACCTGACCAGTTGGATAGTACACTTCGGGTCTAAGTGAAAAACTGTACATCGCAAAGTCGGACTTCAGATCCACATATGAAGCACCATAATTGTAAGGTGAATTTACGTGATGTTTAAAGGCCTGTTCATAGACAAGAAACTTATTGTCTCTGTCAAATACCGTTTCATTGTTAAATTTTAGTTTTACATTTGTAATTGTATTGTATCGATTCGGGTGATTTGCCCTGACAGCTTCTTCAGATTGTGAAATAAAGAAAAGTTCCTTTACTGGGTGTAAAAAGTTAAGCAAAACGGATTTTATATTCTCACCTGGTTTCATGACAAATTTAGACATTTGAACTTGAGTGATCACATAGTCGAGGGGTTGTGACATCATAAATCTTCTTTCATAATCCGTTAAAAAGACAAACTCTGTATCGAGTGAAAATTTCTTAATGTTGGCTTGTACATTTTGGGATGCACCATCATATATGAGCTCACTGAGAGGTCTCAATTTTATCCGAACTTCTACAGGTTGCTTTGTGAGAGCACAGGTAGGTACAGCCAAACTTGAATGTCTATAAAAGTAAAATGGAAGGTCCATAAAATATGTATAGTCTTCGCTATAAGACAAAACATTACTGTGGCCATTTAAAAAGTAAAGTGATTGATTTGTGTCATCGTCTGTATTGTGAAGTTGTTGATGTATGTAAATATATTCACCAGTAATCTTTTCAATGGTTTGTCCCCCAATAAGAAGCTCAGCACTCTCTACAAGGTGTGATATGATAGATGGCGACCAATTGTCATCATCAGGTGTTGGATCGTCAAGTGTAACTTTTAGAGTCATATTACGAATAAGATCCCCTTTGTCATTAGGAACACGGCAAGTGATTGTCTTTCCAAATGTGATATCTCCGTCAAACTGACTTTCTACATAATCTATGGCAAACTTTGTATGTCTTCTAAAATTCATCAGGAAATACGAAAACTGTGGATCGCCTGTGAGCCATTGGTCTTGGACTCCAGTGGCGGCAAGTCTTAAACGACCTGACATTCCTATAGTATGTGAGTAAAATTTTGCTAAATAAAACGGGACACTACTGTAGAATGAATCTTCAATTGAGGAAATTCAAACCCGAGACGATGTCGGACGATCGGGTCTGTGTGTTTATCGGAAAGCGTAACACAGGGAAGTCAACCCTCGTCAAGGATATTATGTATCACAAGAAACATATACCAGCAGGGATAGTCTTATCAGGTACGGAAGAAGGGAATCACTTTTACGGTGAGTTTATTCCAGACCTCTTTGTTTATGGTGAATACGACAGAGACGCCATAGAACGGGTTATATCAAGACAGAGAAAGATTGTAGGTACAAAGGGAAAGAGTCCATACAACGGCGCTTTCATGCTCCTTGACGATTGTATGTACGACTCAAAGTTCCTCAAGGACACATGCATTCGTCAATGCTTTATGAATGGTAGACACTACAATATCTTTTTCATGTTGACGATGCAATATGTGATGGACCTCCCACCAGCCCTGCGTGCCAATGTGGATTATGTATTTATTCTTAGGGAAAACATCATACAAAACCGTGAAAAACTCTATAAGTCATTTTTTGGGATATTCCCCTCTTTTGATATGTTTTCTAAAGTGATGGATGCGTGTACGGAAAACTATGAGTGCCTGGTCCTCGACAATACGGTGAAGTCCAATAAAATTACTGATTGTGTGTTTTGGTACAAGGCGACCGTCAGGAAGGGATTTAGAGTGGGGAGTCCCAACCTCTGGAAACTGCACAAAAAAATGTACAACCCCAAATACTTGGATCAGAAGGAGGATGATGCTAAAAAGGCCACTAAGAAGACAAACCTTAAGATTACAAAGGCGAGGTGAGTGCGTCACTGACTTATGTCAAAAACATAGGACTATACTAAAATGGTGGAAACCCTTAGTCTCTCAGACAACGGCGAAGGCATGGTGTCACTCAATGATAATCCAACTACAAACTTTGTGAATGATTCTGAACCTGAAAAAAATGTGAGTCAAAATAAACAGACCATGGACTCCACTCCAATCAATGACCTCATGATGGAACCACCAATGATGATGGATGAGCCCAAGATGCAAGGCATGATGCCACAAATGACCGCCCCACAACCCCAGGGTGCATATGCTATGCCACAACAAGAAAAGAAGGCTCCAGAAAGCAAGAATCCATTCAATCTCACCGATGATCAAATGATTGCTCTCGTTGCGGGTGCTGCGGCTGCCATTGCTGTATCTAAGCCAGTTCAAGACAAGCTTGTCACTTCAATCCCCAAGTTCCTTAATGAACAAGGTTCTCGAAGCATGGTCGGCTTGGCTTCAACCGGTTTGGTTGCTGCTATTGTCTTCTACTTTGTGAAGGATCAAATTGTGAAGCCCTGATTGGCTGACTCCCATCCCATTTCACTGTAGATTAAAGAATCTATTCCAGTAAAATATGTTATAAAAGCTCCAGTCGCAAATAACGATGCGAGCAAGGCACTCAACTTAAGTGTCTTTCTCTTGTCCTTTCCGTATTCGGTTATAGCTTCTCTCGATTCACCCCAGAGACGATTTATGATAAATGTGAGTATCATGGTTATTATCGTTGTTGCCATGAAGAAAAGGCGATTCACGGCAAGTTGTGGAATACTTCCAACAGCGTAACGAATTACATTTGGTATAACTACAGTAATCCATAAAAGATTTACGTTATAATTAGAAGTCATGTGTGGAACCGTCGAGATGAGGTAAATGAATAGCCAGTAGACGATCGCCATCAGGAACACACTAAATGGCGTTTTCATTTTAGTATGTACCGAGAAGATTATTTATCCTGTATGTGCTGACCACAAAACTTTTTACGGTTCGGAATCTTTTCATAAATTCCCAAATTCACACACATGTCTCGAAGCTCGTTATAATTTTTCCAAAATTGGTCTGAGTGTGAATATTCACTTACCGTAGAATGTGTAAGTTCATGTAAAAGTACATGGAAGATTTCATTGGAGGAGCCATCAAGGCACACCGCAATTTCTTGTCCCTTATTTGTATTGTACCCAACTGTATCTCCAATAATCTTGTAAAATCCAGTTACTGGAACGCAGTGTGCAAGCATTTGAAATTTGGGGTGACCTGTGGAGGTGATGTGTTCACGGAGAATGCGATACTTCTCTTTGACATCCGTGAGCACCTGGGGTTCCTTGGTCTGGGAAAGTATCCATAGGTTGATGAACAAAAGTACAATGAATGCGATCATCTCTTATATACAAAGATAAATTTGCTATACAGTTCTGAGATTGGGTTGCCCGTGAGTCCCTTCCACAATTCTAATCTAAATCCCATCTCTTCTAAATGTGTCACGAGGAGGTCGCGATAGGCTATTGGCTCAGACTTGGGTCCATCGACATAGAATGGGGTATCCACCAGGTTCACGAATAACTTTTCTCCGTAACCACCATTGCCGTGACCCTTCATGAGGAAGAAATTACCCATCTGATCCTTGAAGGGTGTTCTAAATATGATCTTCTCTGAGTCTGGTATGATACCTATAAGCCTCCCACCGGGTTTCATTCTCTTTTTGATTTCCCTCAAAGAACTAAAAAACTTTCCGTGACTTTCAAAAATATAGTGAAGTGAAAAGTTGTAGCACACAATGTCAAACTTTCTATTTGGACAATCATGTATGTCACCCTCATAGAAGTTTACCCGCATGTGCATATTTTTCGCGCGGGATCTGGCCTCTACGAGGGCTGATGGCTCTGGATCACACATACTCATATTTGCCCCACACCTGTGCCATTTTTGAAGATCTCCACCAAATCCACACCCCACATCCAGGATTTGATGCCCCTCGAGGGTCACACTTTGTATGAGTTCCCTCTTGGCATTGTTGTGATTCCGACGGATGTCTTCCATACCTTTCTAATTATTCATTCTTTTAACACACTTAGGAGCCTTTTATTCGAAATGTCCAAGTATTCCTTGTTAATTTCAAATCCAAGATAGTGTCTGTCACACATAACAGCTGCAACTGCTGTCGTTCCACTACCCATGAATGGATCTAAGATGGTCGCACCCTTTTTCGTAAACAATTGAATGAGATGTTGGACGAGTTCAACTGGTTTTACAGACAAGTGTGTATTAAATGAACCTTTTTCCTCCTTGGATGGTTTTTTCACGAGGAAAACTTTATCCAATACACCGTCTTGAGTAGTCATAACATTTGAAGGAAACTTGCCATCCACTTTAGTTTCGTCGGAAGTATTCAAAAGTCCTGTACCATATTTTTCAAAATTGTCAATGTATCTTCCTTCAATGGGCTTTACAGCGAGACACATGGGTTCGATCGCGGGTTTCAATTGTGGTGTTCTCCACCCCTTACATAATTCTTTGAGAGACTCTTTCTCTTCGGGTGTTTTTGTTTTATCTTTCTCTATGATGTGATTTTGAGAAAATGCTTTCACTTGTGATTGTGTATATACCCACGCCATCATATCTCTAATTTCAAACCCGGCTTCTTCAACAGCCATTGTCATTGAATGATACAACCTTGGACTACTGAATGACACAAATGCACCACCCGGTTTCAAAACCCTAAAAACTTCACGCGCTACTTCACTGTAGAATTCGTAAAACTTTTTTGATTGTTTTCGGTCAAACTTCATACCTTTTGGTAGGTTTCCGACGATGGCCGAAGACCCCTTTTTGTCCAAGGAATCTTTGTTCCAGTCACTGCCGAGACCATCTAAAAAATATGGTGGATCTGTGCACACCATATCCACAGAATGTTCTGGGAGTTTTTTCATCCCATCGAGACAATTCAATAAATGAATTGTATTCATTACAAATAATTACAGTCTAAACTTTAACTTTGATGCGTTCAAAATTTTTATTGAACACATAGTTGTCTCTAAAACGAGCTTGTACAGGTGGTTGATAAAAAAGATTTTCCGCTTCATTACCCTTTGAAGCATCTAAGTGTCCTATCTGCCATCTAGATGGATCTATGCATATAATATGTGTAAATATCCACCGAATACCAGACAATTCATCTTTTAACCACTCATACACATCATCTCTCCATTGTAGTCGAAGATAATCTAATAAAATTTCACACTGTTTTTGTTTGTGTTTTACTTTTTGAAACCAGTATTTTTTGACTTCTGTAATTTGTTCGTCCCGGGTTCCATTTTTCAAAACATGCTTATCGACCGATATTCGTTTGGCTATATCACTCGCTTTGATTTCATAGGGGAATTTAAGTGAATAAAGTCCAGGCTTTGCATCGACGAGTCTAAGACGATTTCCACACGGTTTATTGAATGGTTGGATACTGTCCCTCGTAACGAGACCAACTTTTTTAAAAAATTCAGTCGTTTCGTGTGGAGTCACAAAGTGAGAACCTCCCCTATTCCCCGGCTGTGCAAGGAATGCGAGTGCCTGACCACCAACTGTAGAAATCCCTGGTAGACGAATATTCGAGTTTTTGGCAAACGCCACGAGATCACTTGGGTATTCGTACATCTTATGTGTGTATAATAACTCTTTTCTATATGACTTAGGTTAATGTGGCTTAAAGTTTTAGTATCAGTATAAAACATAAATCATGTCTCTCGAACAGGATTATACCACTGTTCCAGGCCAGCTTTACGCATGCCTCTCCGTCGTTGGACCGGAAGCTCCACAAAAGAATGACAAGTTTGGAATAAAAATTCGAGGTGCATTTGCTTCCCGTGACGAGGCTGCGGCACACGCGAAGCGTCTTCAAAAGGAAGACAGTACCTTTGATATCTATGTTGTTGACATGTACAAGTGGCTTCTCATTCCACCAGACCCACTTAAAATTGAAGATGTCCACTACCAAAATGAAAAGTTGGAGGAAATCATGACTGGTTATAAACAAAACCAGGCCGAAGCTGCGCGTATGTTTAATGAACGAAAGCGCGATATGATGGAATCCAAGTCTTACATTAAACC